TACCTATTTCACCACCCGGGCATTAATTTTTAAAGATCGTTTACTACAGTTCTAGTATTATATACTCTTTGCGTCTTTGGTCAACAACTTTTTTAGTCTTTCATAGTTGCCGCCACCTGCTGCGAGACCTGCGTTTAACAACACAGATCTTATGTTAAGGCATTTTTCCTAAGCTGTCAATAATTCCTGATCCTTTACTTATTGACCTCTGCATCTTAAAGAACTTAGATCTGAAGAACCAGTCTGTGTATACAGCTAACGGTCCTCTGCTGTTGTTTAACAGTATGTATATATTATAGGGTCTCTAGCAGAGTGTGTCAAGGCCTAGCAGCGGGGCCTTGGTCCAAAGTATAGAATACACCGTGTATGTTCTCAGCCGCGAATCTGTCAAGTCAGATCCTGTGTCGTGATCCAACTGTCGAGAATCTCACTGTATATAGTATGTCGGATCTGTATATACAGTGAGAGTATGATCTGATCTAGTGTATATACACCGTATGCTCTAGTGTGTATATACACTGTGAGTGTGATCTGATCTAGTGCATATACACTGTGAGTGCGTGTGTGTATATATACAGTGAGTATGATCTGATCTAGTGTATATACAGTGAGTGTATATACAGTGAGTGTATATACAGTATGTCATGTTCAGCGCAGCGGGGCCACCGTAGACGAACCGTTTTTGCGGTGGGAGATCGGTGGTCTAAGACCAAAAACCCAATGGAATTGTCCAGAATCGTAAGATCTACTGTGAATTTTCACAGTGTTTGCAGCGTGGAAGGCTGGTGGATTGAGAGGGGTAGTAAAAATGGTTTTCACGTATATCACAGTATATCACAATCACAGTATATCACAGTATATCACAGTATATCACAATCACTGTATATCACTGTATATCACTGTATATACACTAGTCAACTCACAGTATATACACTAGTCAACTCACAGTATATCACAGTATATCACAATCACTGTATATCACTGTATATACACTAGTCAACTCACAGTATATACACTAGTCACTGCACCAGTCAACTCACAGTATATACACCAGTCAACCCACCAGCCTGATCACTGATCATCTAGTCTAGCCTTTGTATATACAGCTCACACTCACACATACACTGTGTATATACAGAACTTACACTTATTATTCGCAGCGGGGCCAGCAGCCCATCAACCCGCGACATTTGGATTTAGCTGTTAGGGATACATATATACATGACACTCAAGCCTAGATTGATCTGTTATAAGTTACCCGTTCGCTCGGACTATGACGAGTCAGCTATATGGTCATTGATACGAGATCACGGCGGGTTGATCTCTGTGGATCAAGGCTGTGTATCAGTTTGGATGGCACCTCCATGGGCCGTGCTGTTAGAGTTAGCTTGGCCCGAACTTGAGCGCAGTCGTGGGCTAGATCAATATTGAGTTAAATACACTACAAGGGTTTAATCTAAAAGGTCAACACATACTACTATGAGAATCACTGAAATCATCACCGAAAATATTTTTACCACAGACTATCACAAGGTCATGACTGCTGTGGCCAAGTTATATGATCAGCACTACGATGTCAACATCTGGGAAAATGCTGCTGCACACGATGAAGCTGCTAAAGTTCTAATGAAAGAGCATCCCACAGTTGAACAGCTAGACTATATCATTAAAACTGGGGAGTTGCCCGAGCAGTTCATGGAACTGGACTTTCCCATCAACGACGACCTCATGTATGGCGTTGAAAATGACGATGAAGCTGTCTCAGAAGAGCCTGCTAGTCGTGCACTCTGCACTTCGGGCAAGCCAGATTCGGCCTTGGGTGCCAGCAATCTAGCTTCCTGCAAGAGCCAGGGCTATCGCAGCCGAGAGGGTGGCAAGAGCCACAAAATAGGTAGCCAACGCATCAAGGTACGGGGCAAGAAGATCAAGGGTAAAAAATATGGGGGTCCCTTGCCCGACTGGCAGTGAGTTTTTTCTTTTTCAAGTTATCAGCAGCAGCCAAGCGCCGAAAAGGGTTCACCCCCGAGGGTAGAGCACGAGTAATAGAAGCAAATAAAGGTCGGATTGTTTCGGAAGAAACTAGGCAACGATTGCGAGAAGCTCGGGCCCAGCAGGTAGAACTACAAGGAGACACCATGACTCAGGAGGCGAGGATCAAGCTGAGCCAAGCAGCCAAGGGTAGGAAATTGAGCGATCAGCATAAGCAAAAGATAGGGCTAGCCAATCAAGGAAAAACAAGGTCCAAAGAATACCGGGCTGCTATAAACAAACGCATGACAGGACATGTTAAGAGCCAAGAGACATTAGATAAGTTAAGCAGCAAAGCATCAAAAGAACCAAAGCCTCAAATCACATGCCCCCACTGCGGATCAACAGGCGGAGAACCATTGATGAAAAGATGGCATTTTGATCAGTGTAAAAAGAAAACTGAGTAAATACTGTTATCATGATAGACATCAAACCCACTGACTTACTAATAGCACCCCCTAGTATGCCTGACCCTCGTTTCCAAGAGTCTGTGTTAATGGTCATTAGCCATAATGACACCGGCACCGTGGCCCTGTGCTTGAACGGTGACGAGACCCTAGAGACCCAGGACATCGATGAAGAATGTGGCCCTTGGGACTACATGGCCCAAAGCTACCCTATACACTGGGGTGGGCCCGTGGCCAAAGACAGCATATGGATGCTGCACGATGATCTTTGGTCTAGTACCAACACTGTAGAAATCGGCACCGGCACAGCCATCAGCAGCGACATTGAAATGCTGGAGTCGCTGAAAGCAGGTGACACCCCCAAGGCGTTTCGAGTTATGAACGGCTTTTGTAGTTGGGCCCCGGGACAGCTGGCTGCAGAACTAGAGGGCCTGGGCCATAGAGATCAACGTCACGCTTGGCTCGTGGCCCCCTGCCCTGATCTAGAGACCCTGCTGGACTGTGACATTGAGGATCTATGGGAAGAGGCCACGGCACTCAGCGCACAGAGCGCAGTGGATCGCTGGCTTAACTAACTGAACACCCAGCATCAGTCAAGCACTGGATCAACTCCCGACGAGCTTCGGGAGTTTTCACATCTACAGTCACAGTTTTAGTCTTGGCTAGATCATACATATCTTTGGCTTCTTTGAGACTAAAGCCTGTGGCTGTACGCAGAGCTTTGATGGCCCACACAGCCTGGGCAGAGTTTGTACTGGTAAAGCGTACCCGGCCCACAGTATCACCCGTGAGCATGGCAAAGAAGACCTTGCCCTTGACTTCATCCCCAAAGGCCTCGCCCATCTTATCCCATACAGCCATGCCCTGCTCAGGGCCGTAGTGGCGGGTGATGCTTTCTAGGAATCGAATACCGTCGAAAATCACACTGTCCAGATCATCTTGCATGTTAGCCTCGAATCTTGTCAAGTAGCCGTTGTTGATCGCGATCACAGTCACGACTGCGTTCAATGCAGCCATAGCAGTACATCGGCGCTAGGAAAAGCAATACCACAGTGAACCCAGATATAAAACCAACAAGCCCGTTGGCGTCCACACCAGCTAGCCCCCCAAGTAGACCAAAGGCCAAGACCACCCCTGTCCCTGGGTGGTGACCGTAGCCTTCGAGATAGCCGGCTCCGCGGATGATGTGGCGAAAGATGTTCATGACTTGAACCCAAAGGTCTTGCGGATCTTTTCCACTGCCGAGATCACAGCAGTGTCGAACTGCCATTTCGGGTCAAAGTTGGCATAGCGACTGTAGTGCTCTGCGGCAAATTCCCAACCCTGGCGAGCAGCGTCTTGGATGTAGCAGCGACGAATGTCCTTGAGATGATACTCCTTGTGCTGTGCAATCCAGTCCATGACGTCCTTGCACTGCTCTACAGTGTACTCACTACCCCAATGTGAGCGCAGGAATTTCTCCTGTTCGCTGAGAATATGATCTGCGTAGTTTTTCTCATTGCGCCATACAAAAGCAATACGGGGCTCGCCGTTGACCACAGGAAAACTGATATCGCCGTCGTCAAGCAGCGCATGATGTATCGTGCCCAAAAGACTGTCAAAGCCTGTGCTGGTCTCCATGGCCCCGGCCCACGCATGCGGCAAAAAACTGTAAGAGTTGGCATCAGTGGCCAGCAGGTACTCAGTGATAGCCCGCATCTCGGGTTCGTCGCTGTTGCGGTAGAGTTCAATACTGGCTATGGCTTCTCGGTGACGCTGTTCCATGGCCTTGATACGAGCTGTCATTGTTCGCTCCTGTGTGTTACTATGTGTGTATTATACAGTCTTAAAGGCCCAAGAGCTCACGTTCTTCTTTATTAAGTTTAGCCAAAGCTGCCTGCTTAACTTGATAGCGGCGCTCTGATTCACGACGCTCTTCTGCTTTTTGTTGCAGATCCCATTCAAGTTGATCTAGGGCCGTCCAGTCTGCATTAGAGTACACAGGGCTTAGGTCAACTTCACTACGCCAGCTATCGCTGTCACGATCACGAAGATGAAACTGTCCGTTATGCACAGTCAGTTCGTAGTTGCTTTTAGTTGTAGCTTCCTCTAAAGCTGCCATGAGCTTGGGCAAGTATTGTTCCTCTTGCTCGGCTACGATGCGGGCATTCTCTGCTTCTTGCAGCGCTATCTTTTCTGCCTTGGTCAAACGTGCCATCTCTGGCTCCTGTGTGTGTTGCTGTGTGTGTATTATACTAGATAAGTCTTAAGGGCGTCAACTGCTTTTTGCATTTCCAAATCAACCTGTGCCTGTGCTTCTTTGAGAGTGCGGCCTGTGGTGCCTACATAGTAGACACCGTCCCTCATCCAAGCAAAACGCCATAGGCCCTCTAATACACCCTTGTAGTAGGCTTGAGTTTCACGAATAGCATGTTGCTGATCAGACATAATGTGTAGACTTATCAGAGGGTTTATAGGTCAAGTAAAACAGGGTCACAGTAGACCCATCTTTAACATAGATACGCCGACGAATATGGTCAATGTACCAATTCTCATTGTATTTGCGAATGTAAAGATACCAATGGTTCTTTTCTGGGTTAGGAATATCTTCGTAAGCAGGACCATAGAGCTTGATCAAGAATTCAACAATGCTACGTCCTTCTTGACCAAGCCAATGACGCCCTCTAGGGTTGGGGAACTGTAGGTAGTACTCGTACTGAGTATTCAATGCGTGACGATAGGTAGTTTTAGTCCACTTTTTCATGTTTGGCCATTTCTTTGTCAATATCCATTAGAGCTTCCTTTAGAGTCTTGCCCGTGGTTCCCACGTAGTAGACTCCGTCCTTCATCCAAGCAAAACGCCAAACACCCTCTTTGAGGCCCTTGTAATAGGCTTTAGATTCAGCGGTCATTTTCCATCCTTGATTACCGTGAAAAGCTCTTGTCGTTCTCTTTTGAACTCTTTGAACTGCTCCCGAAGAATAATTCGGAAGTAGTTAAGGAACAACAAACTTGCCCACGCTAGACTAAACATCGGAATTAGATTAAGATGTCCAATAATCGCAAACACAATTAGAAAAATCAAGATCGAAAAAATAGAAGCAAAAAGTGTAGGCATCAAGGATAGTCCTGGATTTTCAACTACAAGGTCGTCATACTTTTGATAAAGCCGAATTATTCCTCCGAACTGTTTTTTCAACAGCCATCCAATAAAAGAAACAATAGTGTGCGTCTTCATTATACAAACTCCAGTTTTTTACTACCGCCAATAGCACTCCAGATCTTCTGCTTTTCAACACGATCCTTCATTACAGGAAAGTCGTCAGCCCACAGAGTAACATCGTAGCTGTAGCTCTTCCACTCAGTGCCACCTCCGCCACCGCCGCTTCCGGTATTGATGGGAGTATTAGCAAAGTAATCACTGCCCCAGCCGTCTTTCATGTACTCCTTGCCACGGTACTTAGCCATGGGCGGGCGAACTTTAATAGTGATACGTCCATACCAGCCAGCGTAGCCTTTGGGTTTGTCTTCCTTCTGCATGAAGTTTTTCACGCCATTGCGAGGGCAGCTATGGGTGTTACCAATATGGTTACGCCAACTCATTCCATGCAGTTGCACATCAACAAACTCGTGAAGTTTTTCAGTCTTGCAACCTCGCCGCCACATATTTCGAGCATAGCCATTGAGAAAGAACCACTGCCAGTTGTCTTTGATAAATTTGTTGAGTTCGTCCATGCTGCCCACTTGACGCATGCGTATGATAAAGGCTTCACGGTCTAGGGCCTGCTGGGCAAGCTTACGTTGCTTGCGGCGTTCATTGGCTAGCTTGCGAAGATGCTTTCGATACTTGACCTTATCTTCGAAGAGCTCGCCGTCGGTATCACTCTTCCAAACCATAACTCGGCTCATTTCCACTCCCAAGAGTCTTCGATATAAAATTCCGGATCTTCTTGATATCGACGCATAGCATCGTCAGCAGCTTGCCCCGGAGTTGATCCGTAGCCTCGAATCTCGTAGACAGTCATTGTTTCGTCGTCTGCGTATTGCAAAAAAGATCGCCAATCGTCGCTGGATTTAGATTGCACTTCGATTTGCAAAAAATGTATCATTTCGATCTCTGTGTGTTGCTGTATGTGTATATTATATACACACAGAGAGAAAATGTCAAACTTTAAACATGGCCTAGAAAGTAGTCTTCCTGGACGATCTTAAATGTTCTTAATGTAGTCCATCATTCGTTGGGGAGTAATCACTTCGTGAAGCTGCTTGACTTCTTTAACCCTGACTTCGTACTCTACGATTTCCCAGTCGACGATCCGGACTCGCAGGTACTCGTGGGGACTGTTGATATGCTGTGTAATAATAGCACGGAGTTTACCTAAGGTGTCATAGACTTTACCTGACTGGTTCCACGTACCGTCTGCTTTGCGAAACAGATTAGGATTCGTCTTGCTGCGAATCTTGTAGTAGGTCAAGTTAGTCATTATGATGATATCTTTAGGTAGTACATGGTAACGTCCCCACCTTCGACTTTGACCAAGTTCGTAGGTTTTTGAAGTATCTGGTTCCATACAGATTCCCCGTATTTTACTCGAACCCTCTCCGGAGTAAAATTAATAATCTTACCAAGTTTAAATCCTCGATAGTTATTAGTTTGAAAAATAACGTAGTCGTCTAACTGCAACTCACGGCCTAAAAAGTCTCTCATTTTTCACTACCTGTATGTTTGATAATAAACATAGTAACTTCGGGTCCGTCTAGCTTGATACAGTCCTCAGGGTACTTGTTCCTCTCGCCTCCCCAGCCCTGACCATTAATGCGACGAACTCCGATCATTTTAGGATTGACTTTGCGTATAACGCCAATAATTAAACGGTTGCTTTGAGGATAAGCAACACAGTCTCCGAGACTCAACACACGCCCAAGTTGATCTCGATGCGTTGGCATTTCTTTAGACACTAAAATTCCTTATAACACCGACAACACGATCAACAACTAGATAATTGAGCAGCGGGGCCACCATTAACATCACAGGTACAAAGAGCCTCGTTGGATGTATTAGAGCTTCTCACCAGCTTTGAACCCACGGAAGCGCAGGAAGCGAGGAAAACGCAGGCTGTAAGTGCCGTCTTGATTTTGGCTAACAGCATCAGCACGTACCTCTACAATCTGGCCAAGCATGGCTTCTTTATCAGTCCAAAATTCTGCACGTTGCTCATCAGTAAATCCCGAGCCCACGTTGACAACGATGTTTTTGCCATCGTCTACGCCCTCGCAGACTAGTGCGCCTAGCTTGCCGATATTTCGGCCAGTGCCTTCCTCTACAGCCTTAACTTCAAGGCTAACTTCGATAAAGGGCTTTTGCTTGAGCCAGCTGGTTGAACGCTTGCACTCGTATTTGGCGTCTGGATCTTTGATAAGGATTCCTTCGTAGCCTGCCTCAACAACTTCACGATTATAGTCGCGGAACTCAATCTCGTCCGTAAACACATCAAGATCAAACTCACGCTGTGCAATGATTTCCATACAGCCGCTGTCTGCAATAATGTTGCTGAAATTTTCACGCAGGAACTTACTACGACGACGCTGGCCCATAGTGCTCTTACCCTGCTTGAACTCTACCAAAGGTACAATATCAAACACAACAAGGCGAGCATCGTTGGCCTGCACATTATCCTTGCGATGTACCTGTGTCATCAATGCGTTAAAGCTGTTACTGACCACTTCTCCGTCCAGCACATAGCTGCGGCCAAAGTTATCAATCTGCGTTTCAAGATAAGCAGTGATGTGGCCAAAGTTCTCCAGCACCTTACCATTGCGAGTGTATTGCGTAACAGTACGGCTTTCGTAGTCTACCACTGTGATGCAGCGACAATTGTGAACTAGCGTGTTATTGGCAAAAAAGTTATGGGTATTTTCGACTTGAATGTCGTAACGGTTAGCGCTAGTTTTGATTTTTTTGATATTGGCAATTTTTACTTGATGCATAGTTTTTCCCGAATGTGATTTTTAACCTGTTCGAAATTATGTTTTATATCCGATTCCCATATGATTATAACATCTTTGACAAACGACCGAAGGTGGTCCTCTCGATGAGTGTCAAACTCCCAAATTTGGGCAGCAGATCTCTCGCCGCCAAAAAATTGTGCTACGTCACTGTTTTTGTAGATTGCAGGATTCATATGCCACCTGTCACCGTATATTTCTATAACGATGTTTTTGCTCGGGATAAAAATATCCGGTACCGGGCAGTAATCTCGCGCTAGATACTCGCTGTATTTTTTAAATTTTCCCGACATATCATTTATGTGATCTACACCAATTTCTGTTAACCAGTTAGATATTTTTTTATGAGGCTTAGTTAATCGTGTGTAGCTTGCCCAATTTTTTCTGTCGGGGATGTGTATGGGATTTTCTACCCCATACTTTTCTAGCAACACTTCTTTAATTTTGTTTTTAACATCAATCCGTTGAAACGGATTTTCAACTCCGTACCGATCGAGATTGATTTGCTTTTTCTTTTCCTTTACTGACTTCGCCTGAGATACATTAGTAATTCCGTCACCATACCGATCAGCTACTGATTTTTTATATAGATCACGGGTTATGCTAGTTTGTGCTGCTTCTTTTATGCCACGGCGTGCGATATTGTGTCGTTTACAAAAGAATATCATATTGCTATTAGATACTTTAACACCTAAAAGTGGAACTGAATGAGCAGCGATGTAGCTCGTAGCATATCCTTGATCGAGGAGACTGACAATTGTGTCTCGGCAGCTATCTAATTTTGACTGTGCTATCTGAGACCTGCACTTGTGCGCAAGGTTACTAGTTTCTTTTAAACAGTATATGCATTTCATTTTGGGTTCTCTTAAACATATATTTATGCATCAAACCCAAAACTTGACGGTGATACGTCACATAGCAACACATCATCTTCAGTTAGTTCATCTACACGCCTGTAGCATTTTAGGAGCGGGAGATAGATGAGATGGTTGCCAGTCAATGGCGGTAGCTTACTGCCATTTTCTAGAGTTAGTTCAAACCATTCGTATTCCTTAACTGCGTCGTCAACCCCGTCAACTGCCCAACCGGTAATACTATTAAACTCAATCTTTCCGGTTATCGTGTTAAATGATTTCACCTTTCCTGCGATTTGATTATCGACTACTTCTTTGATTCGAACCTTGCTCCCGTTCTCGAACTCTACTACCCAATCTTCGGATAAGCACCCATCCAACTTGGGCTCAACTAGCTTCTTGCCGGTGATCTTGCTTTCGTGATTAGCACCGTCGTGTGCCAGCATGCAAGAAAATGTATTAATGGTATAATCTTTGTTAATTTTATTAACTATTTTGTTTATAGTAACTTCGCTGATGCCACATCTTAGATCTTTCTGCAAGATTAATTTATACCAGTCATTCCATTGAGATTTTGTTGAGGCCGACAATGCTAATTCAATTGCAGAAATTGCGTCATTACCTGTAAGTCGACGAGTGCGAAGTAAATGCGTTAATTCTAAGAAAGCCACCCACGGCAGTCCCTGTCCATCTGGCCCACCATGACTTGGGATTTTCTTAACTCCGAATGTAATCATCTTGTCATAGGCAAGTTTGCAACCTTCAAAAAATTCAGAATTTTTTTCTAGTGCCTGCACTTCGATAATAGATTCTTTATCAAGTCGAGAATTGTGATCTCTTAATATGCGAATAATACTATCACACGGGTCAGCCATAATTTTTCCTTTTTCTAATTGATCAATAGCTTATTATACACTAAGATAGCTGTGCTGTCAAGAGATAAATAAATGTAGTTCGCGATATGGGGATATCCAACTACTCTAATGCTATAAAGGAGCAATCAGCATTCCTATTTACCTATACATAAAGACACATAACAAAACCGGATTGAAATATCTTGGGCAAACAAAATCAAAGGATCCTCACAGATATAAAGGGAGCGGATTGTATTGGTTAGATCATCTCAAGGTACACGGTAATGATTACACCACTGATATACTACACGAATGTAACTCAAAGAAAGAAATAAAACGCTTAGGTACCTACTATAGCAATCTATGGGATATTGTTGAGGCAAGAGATAAGTTAGGAAAGAAACTGTGGGCTAATCTTAAACCCGAAACCGGAGACGGAGTAGACTCAATATCAGCAACAAGAGAAAATCTTAGACGGGTAGAATCCGGAACACATCCTTGGGTAGGAGGTGAAGTAGCACGTAAGTCAAATCAGAAAAGAATAGAAAACGGAACACATCCGTTCCTTGGCGGAGAACTACAATCTAAAACTAATCAAAAAAGAATTGCAAACAGGACTCATTTATTTCTTAATGGCGATTATAAACGACAAAATAATTTGAAGAGAGTAGCAAATGGGACGCATAATCTATTAGGCGGCGATGCCGCACGTAAACAATTAGAGAATGGAACTCATCCTTCTCAGATAAAGGTTATTTGCCCTTATTGTAACAAACTGGGTAGCAGATGTAATATGAAACGCTGGCATTTTGAAAACTGTAAACTTAAAAAGGTCAACTGAGACCTAAGACCTTGAGTTCCACTGCTCTTTAGTAGCAACGTCCATAGCCAGCTTGACTGCGTCACGAGCAGCGTGACCAGTAAGGCGACGACGATATAGGCCGTCTGCAAGCTCAAGGAAGTTGTCCCAGCTCAGTCCTTGTCCATCTGCTTCACTAACAGGCACTTGTTTAATGCCAAAGGTGTAAAGGTTGTCCAAGGCCATACGCACACCGTCAAAGAACTCAGTGAGGTTCTCTTTGGCTGCTTCAGCAAGAATAGCTTCTTTCGCAAGCCGACTATTGTCTGCTTCCAGCTTTTGGATAATAGTTTGGGGTTGTGTACGCACGGTTGCTCCTAACTGTTTAACGATGTATGTATTATATGTTCTCTTTTGAAAAATGTCAAGTTAACTTTAGGCATGTTACTATTATATAACAAAGGAGGCCAACTATGGCATATCGAGCAAAAACCAAGATCAAAGCAGCAGTACGTATAGTGCTTCGTAGAAGAAAGGGCTGATCATGCCTAGTCCACGAAGAGTCTCTCAAATCCTCAAAGGAAAAAAAGCCCCCAAAGCCAAAGACTGTAAAGGCTATGGCTAAACGAGCATCAAGGAAAAATAATGGCAACCACACGCAGAAAAGGCTGGCGTGCTCACACTAAGCGTTCTATATCAGAAGCCGCTAGACGAGCAATTAAACGCAGATAATAAAAAAGCCCCTTCCGGGGCTTTTTCTTTAGTTGGGTCTCCAGTGTTCCTCACCTATACCGTTCCAACTACAATCATCTTGTGTTATTGGAAATTTTACAGGTAATCCTGTTATTTTAAATCGAAATCCTTGGATAGTGTCCTCAACGGCCTTGACAACTTCTTCTAAACCAATATTAGAAACCCATTCGGATTCACCCAGCTTATCGCTTTCGATATTCCAGTTATATCTGTCTTTAAGAGCTCTTTCTAGTCTTTCAATTTGATTAGCCGGGCCTTCCCAAGCCATGTCAAAACATGCACGATGACTTTTTGCACTATAGGCACATTGATATGTGCCTAAGCGACTCTTAGGATTGCCCGAAATGCCTATCTTTACATCATTGGTCCCTAACGGATCTTTGAATACGTATAACCATTTTTTTGCCATGATTAGACATTCCAAACATAAGCAGCCTGAGGCATAACTAAACGTCCGCAGTTTTGATTGTAAAGGTTAATTAACCCTGCTGTAACAATTTCTTTGTGAACTTTTAAGAACACACCGCGACCTGTGTTGTTTGTGATAGCAGCCTCGTATGAATCCTTGATGCCTTTCTGTACGCTCTCAGGATCGCCGTACTTGCTGGTTAAGATATCTTCGAGCTCTTTATCAAACTGATCATCGATATTAATACTATCGAGGTTGATAGCTTGATACAGATAGCTCAACGGACGGAACACCTCCAATTCTAAGGGAGCCATTGGCCACACCTTTCTGTGGAATTCTAGTGCATGTCTCCAGAACATTCCCTTGCTAGGCATACCGTTAGCCTGCAACAGGTTGTAGCACTCTTCTCCCGAATTGATCTGGGTCCATGACCCTGGAATCTTTGCGCTACGCTTAACAATACAGCCTGCAGAAGCAATGATGTTATTCATTGACACGGCTTTAGCGTCTTTAGTTTCTAGCAAGATCATGAACTTGTCATAGTTATGCAAGAAACGCTTATTTGTAGCATTAATGCGAATCATGTTGCGACCAGCTAGCCAGCAACCGTATTGTATACGACCTTCTTCGTTATTTGTAAATCCTGCCTTAGTAATAACCTCTGAAGGCATGTCATCAATATCGATATACCAAACAGGGTATTGGGTGTAATTCATAATTCGTGCAGTTTGCAGCGTATGATGTCCGTCCCAAACACAGTAGTATTCCTTACCGTCCCAAGTAAACTTAATAGCACATGGAACGAGCAATGCTGAATGATCCCAATCTTTCTTTAATTTTGCAACGTGGTTAGCTGCGACATCTCGTTGGAAGATTGAGTAGAGATATAGTTGCGACCATCCTACATAACCAAACTTAGGACTAAACCCTGCTTCGCTAATTGGATCGTAGAAAGTATGTAGGGAAGGATCGTAGTTAAGCCCCAGAATTGCTAGGAGTCCTTGATGGATGTCTTCAAGCGGGATAATGCCATGGGCATAGTTTTCTGCCATGGTCCGTAAGTCCATAGCATCGACTTCCATTTCAAACTTGGTTTGATATTTAGATAGGAAGTTTTTAATGTCGTTCTTTGGATTACGCTGAATGCTAGGGAGCGTAACTAGTTGTGTAGTATTTTTCATGTTTAACCTTTTGTCTACTTAATTTGACAGTTTGTGCAATGCTTACTTCTATTTCAGCGCACTTAGAAATAATAACAGGACCTTTCGGTCCTGTCAAGTTATTCAACGCCCAAATAGTTTGCCCAACTCGGGTGTCCAAGATGGAACCCACGCTTTCTACGCTTTTCTACGAGATCCCAGAAGTGAGGCTTGTACGGAGACACTTTGGGTCTGAACTTACCCACATGTGCCCCTTTTCGGTAGTTGCAGGGCCTGCAGGCAGTGGCACTATTTTCCCAAGTTGTCTTGCCTCCTTGACTAACAGGGTGGACATGATCGAGAGTAGCAGAGTGGTCGCTAACACTGGTTCCGCAATACTGGCAAGTATACTCGTCACGCAAAAATACATTGCGTTTGCTTAGTCTCATAGTGTGCTTGGGTTTTTGGTAGTCTTTGAGCATGACTACAGCCGGTACAGGTGTGCTCCAAGCAGCCGACCTAACGATCCAGTCCTTGTGCCATTCCAGGACTTCTACCTTATCCAAAACCATATAGCGAATGGCTTCCTGCCAATCGATAGTCGATAGCGGAAGAAGGCTAACAGGTTGCATGTCTGCATTTAGTAATAGAGTAACTGACATTTTTAAATCGTGGATATTTAATATTTAACTCTACGAGTATATGGAAAAATTAAAGTAGCGTCAACATTATTTTTCTGTTAATATATGTTTTTAATAAGAGAGATGAACATGAGCCTAGTGCCAATAGTAATAGAAACAACTTCCAAAGGCGAGCGTGCCCTTGATATCTACAGTAGACTACTCAAGGAACGGATTGTCATGCTAAACGGTCCTGTAGAAGACCATATGGCTAATTTGATTGTAGCACAACTACTGTTCCTGGAAAGCGAAAACCCAACGCAGGATATCAGCTTGTTTATCAACAGTCCTGGAGGGTCAGTGACTTCGGGCATGGCAATATACGATTGCATTCAATTCATTAAACCGGACGTAGCTACATATGTTATGGGGCAGGCCTGTTCAATGGGATCGTTCTTAGCGCAGGCTGGCTCTCTAGGAAAACGTTTCTTGTTGCCAGAAAGCCGCACGATGATCCACCGTGTAAGTTCAGGCACTCCTGGTACCAGAGGATCAGTAACGATACAAGAATTGCAATTTGAAGATGCTAAGAGACATTTTGAAGAATCGAAATATCTTAATAAACGTCTTACAGAATTGTATGTAAGACATAACTCAAAAAATAAAACATATGAAGAAATGTTTGAAGCTATGAAGTTCGACACTTTCCTTTCGGCACAAGAAGCCCTAGATTGGGGTTTAGCCGATCGGATAATCACACACCGAGTTTAGAATTACTCTAGTAATGCAGTGCGGTGATGTTAAATTCCTTAGTAATCACTAAGGTTCTTGAAAAACATCCTTGAGTGCTGCAACTAACTCGTCAATCATAGCATCTGTGTGGAACGGAGTAGGGGCAATACGCAACCTCTCCGTTCCCACATCAACAGTCGGGTATTGGATCGGTTGAAGGTATATATTGTAATCATTCAACAACCGATCGCTCATGGCCTTGCACTTCTTAGCTTCTCCTACTAGCACAGGAACGATGTGGGTCGTAGAACATTCCATTAAAGGTAACTCGTTCTCACGCAGGGCATCTTTGAGCTTGTTTGATTGTCTTTGATGGCGAATACGAACCTCGTTATGTTCTTTGAGCCATTTAACAGCAGCCATGGCACCGGCACAGGTCACTGGGCTCATTGAAGTAGTAAAGATAAAACCAGCGGCCACTGAACGTACTGCATCTATAACATCGGCATCCCCGGCGATATAGCCTCCTTGTACTCCAAATGCCTTGCCTAACGTGCCATTAACTATGTCAACCCGATCCTGGAGACCTAGTTCTTCTAATTTGCCTGCACCACGAGGGCCGTATAAGCCAACAGCATGCACTTCATCTATATAGGTAATAGCCTGATACTGATCGGCTAAATCGCAGATTTCTTTAATAAGACCAACATCCCCATCCATGCTGTAAACACTTTCGAATACGATGCAGGGAGTGTAGTTCATTAATCTACTATTGGCTAGTTTATTTTCTAGATCGTACATGTCGTTGTGTTTAAACACTTGCTTTGGTGCTCGACTATGGCTGATACCAACTATCAAGCTATTGTGATTATTAGCATCCGATATAAACTCTATGTTCTTGATAATCTTTGAAAGTGCTATCATAGTCCATTCATTGGCCACATAAGCCGAACTGAACAATAAACTACGCTGTTTATTGTGCAGGGAAGCTAGCTCGTGTTCTAGAGCTACATGATAGTGACTAGTGCCGGCAATGTTGCGAGTGCCTCCCGACCCTGCACCAGTGTGATCTAATGCAGTATGCATAGCTTCTAAAACTACCTTGTTTTGTCCCATACCTAGGTAATCGTTAGAACACCAGTTTATAATGTTCTTGATATTATATGGTCCATACCAAAGAGCTTTGGGGAACTCTCCGGCTTCACGTAGAATGTCATTAAAGACTCTGTATTTTCCTGTGTCTTTAAGCTGGGATAGAATAGCATCAAACGGAGTTTTATCAATCATAACATCATATTTAACTAAATAGTTAATCGAGGATCTAACCCATGGCAGATATTGTTAAATTAGATGTACCGTTATTCATTAGATTATTGGAATTAGCCAGAGAAGATGTAAAGCAAGATGCTGACCTACACGACATTGCACAGAAAGTAATCGAACTAAGCAGAGAAGGCCCCGTGGACATGGCCAGCTACGATGAAATTGTTAGCTTCATGAAAGATCAAGGTTCTGCAGACGTTGAAAGAGAAAGTGTTGATGAACTTGACAGAATCAAGAAACTAGGAGGCCTCCGATGAGTAACTTGCTAGACATTTTAGATGCTATTGATCAATACGACCAAATGCAAGAACAGGATGAAAAGAAAGAGCAAGAGCAAGAGCAAGTCCATGATAGATTAGAAGAGCTCTATGACTTTATTGACGAACAACAAAATATCCTAACGAGATAACCATGGCAGCTAACGGAATATCTACATTACTATACAAGCGTGATAGAGTCGTAGCCAAACTAGACCTAGCCGAAGCCAAGCGCATTGAACAAGCCCGGACATTGAAATATTACGACCTAGCGCTATTACCAACAGTTCCGGGTGTAGATAGCAATGCTGTAGAAGACATTGTCAATAATCCCAATGTAGGAGGACTACAGCAAGGACGCCCTTGGGTAGAAGAAGATCCAACCCCATAAAGAGAGAGAACATGAAATTAGCAGACATCATGCGTGACATCGCAGATTTACTAGATCAAAAAGCAGGTCAAGACCAGTCCCCTGGCGCTGACATGACTACAAACTCAACACAAACGAAAATGACCCAGGTAACTCCTGAGCCAGGTGACAATGGAGAGCCACAGCCGAAGATGGTTCCTCCACTACAGGCCAAACTTGAGATACTGAAAAAGTCTGAAGGCCTGCCTAATGTCTACGACGACTGCGGTAAGGGCACCGACGAGTTGGCCATGATCAAGAAAAACGCAGGACTCACAGTCGCACAGCAAGAAGCATTAGAAGACAACGACGTAACAGGATAAGCTAATGGCCATCTACGATTTTTTCTTAAGCAGGAATAATTCTGATACCACTAATATTTCAAATTATGTCGGACATGTAGGACGTCTGTTCTATGATGACAGCAATGGTGTTATACGCTTAAGCGACGGAGTTACTCCAGGGGGTATTCCTATTCCGGTAACATTGGCAACAACAAATATAGCCGGCGCAGTGAAACTTGGTCCGGGCGTTGACGTAAACAGTGAAGGACAAATCGTTATCGACCCAACAGGATTAGATTTCAGCTTTGGAGACTTCGAGGCACTGGTGGGAACTTATCCAGAAGGGCATCCCAATGAAGGCAGCGACTACGCTGTATTAAAAACTGTAAACCTCGATGAAGATGCGATAATAGCATCGAGTGGAACAGGTTCCATCAATGTCGTTGGCGAATTTAGGGTTTATCCTACTAACGGTAATATCGCTGGTTCGTTATTGTTGGCTTCGAAATTTAGAGTTACCAAAGATGGACAGATAAGGATATTAATCCCAACACCGGATATACTAGCAGGCGGAGTACAGATCATAGGCAATGAAACAGGAGCACAACAAGATCCTGTTAACAGTGGTGTTATGTTACATGTTACTGGGCACGATAGTGCCGACTCAAGGAGTTATGTAGATGCTGTAGGAGGCTACGCTGGATTCGTTGGACGCAGATTAAACGGCACATCTGCTAATCCCACAGGCGTGTTAGCCAACGATGAAGTCACTCGCTTTGCTGCCAATGTCTATGCCAGTGACACAGGGTTTGGCGAAAGAGGTATTGGTCAACTACGATGGTATGCCAGCGAAAATATCACTAGCACCAACAAGGGTGGGCGAGCAGAGTTTTGGGTAACCCCAATTGGTGACGCAACGACACAAAAGATCGTTACTATCGACGGCGGTGGCATTACGATGACCGAAGGTAAAACTATCACAGGCACGGTATCTACTGCTACTAATCTCGCAGCCGCTACTAACATATTAGCCGGAACTATATCTATAGTTCCAGCAGCAGTATCGGGAGGAGTTAGTGCAACACAGACATTTACTCTCACAGGGCTAACTACCAATCATAAAGTAGTGATCACCTCAGGCACAGCATTCAACAGTGGATTGATCATACAAAGTGTTTGGGCCAGTGCCCTTAACACTATCAGCATAGAGTTCCGTAACACCACCAACCAGGCCATTGATTCCGGTGCCTGTACCATACAATATTTTTCTTGGGTGTAAAGAATGTATAGAAAATATATAAACATTGTAGAAGCAGCCAACAAAGGCTGTCCCGTGGCAACCTACGACATAGATGTTAATCTAAAGAATCGCCAGAAAGCCATAGACGAATATCACTACGGTCCTGCCAATCCTGAGGCACCTGAATCATATTGGAAGGATGCTGCCACGCGTTGGGGCATCACAGAAAAGACTGCTAAGACTATGACCTGCTCTAACTGTGCGGCATTTGATGTGTCAGACAAGATGTGGCAGTGCATTGAAGACGGTATCAAAGGCGATGATAAAGCAGTAGATGGTATGGCAACAATACACAAGGCAGATTTAGGTTACTGTAACTTTCACGCCTTTAAGTGTGCCGGCAGCAGAAGTTGTACATCTTGGATCACCGGCGGTGCTATCGATGATAAAGATAGAACTCAATAACCCTGGCTTTACAAGTGAAATGATAAATAACTTTATGCTAATCTATAAAGTTACTAATCAAATCAATCAAAAATCTTATGTCGGAAAGACTGAACTTTCCTTTAACATTAGAAAAAATAATCATTTAAGCGATACCAGAAGAGGTTGCGAGTTCGCGTTCCATAGAGCCTTACGCAAATATGGAGAAGAAAACTTCGTCTGGGAAATCGTAGAAGACGGTATAGAAGACAAAACTCTATTAGACGATAAAGAAAGACACTACATCGCACTCTACGAATCCTTTGGGCCTAAAGGTTACAATATGAGCGAAGGTGGTGAGGGACAAACAGGTTGGGTTCCTTCAGATAAAACTCGTGCTAAATGGAGCGAACAGAGAAAAGGCAAAGCACCGTGGAACAAAGGAACTGCCAAACCTAAAAAAATCCTTACTGAAGAAGAACGAGCCGCACGAAAAGCAGATGCTAATCGCCGTAGAAGCGAAGCACAAAAAGGTAAAAAAACCTGGAACACTGGATTAAAAGATGTCTATGGTAGAACTACCTACAAAGTAACTTACAAAGATGGAACTGAAAAGATCGGGAAAAGATTTGAGTTAGGTCTAACAAAAGGCGAAATAGATTATATGTTCAAAGATAACTGCGGTTCCCGTAAATATAACATAAAATCTATAGAACGGTTGATAGATGTCTCTTATACACATA